AATGACATGTTGGATTATTGGACCAAACATCGTAAAGAACTGCTATCGTTAGTTGAAAAAACTTTAGAAGATTTTGGATATGACCTAAAAGAAGCAATTACTGAATATTCACCAGAGGATATTGCTAAATTAATTAATGAGTTTAATACTATTAAAAGGGACTTAAAAGAAAAATTAACAGATTTGGAAGCTAATGTTTTAAAATTAAAATCTGCTGGTAAGCTAAAAGAAGTTAAAATAATTATGGCTGCGACAGAACAATTGAGTAATATATTAAGCAAAACACTGTAGAGTATAAAGAGTATTAATGAAAACATTTCAAGAATTTATGAACGAAGAGATTAAGTATAAAATAACCTTAGAGCCCTCTGATACAACAAAATATTCTTTTACTCCTGAGTTATTCACTCAGTATGCATCTTCGTTTAAGCAAGCATGTTTTTTAATTCAGAAGAAAAATCCAGATATTAAGAAGTTAATTGATGCAGATAAAGCAAAATTTGTTTGGAAGAATCCTCACAGTGCTACACTAATGAGTAAATATATTGATGACATACTTAGTAGAGGGTATAGTAAGGAAGATTAGTGGCTAAATTTAAACAAGGTTTCTATAAAGTAATAAATGAAGAAAAATATATAGGGAAACTTGATAAGGTATATTATAGATCTAGCTGGGAATTACAGTACATGAGATGGTTGGATATTAACAAATCAGTATTAAAATGGAGTTCAGAAGAGATAATCATTCCATATATAAAACCTACTGATAATAAACCTCATAGATATTATCCTGATTTCTACCAAGAAGTTATTACACGGACAGGACCAAAGAAGTTTTTAATAGAAATTAAACCTATGAAGGACACTGAACTTGCTAAATCAAAAACTAATACACCAAAAGCTCAAAGACGCTTAGCTGAATCAGCAATAACTATGGAAATTAATAGAGCAAAGTGGGAAGCAGCAAAAGAATTTTGTATTAAAAATAATATTACTTTTATGGTACTTACAGAAAAGGAATTATTCGGAAAGTAATCCCTCTGACATTTTAATCAAACTTTGTAATGTATAATAAGCATCATTGCCTGCATTATGAAAATGCGAACCTTCTTCATTAGCTATACCTAATGCTTGGGTTATTCTTTTCAACCCCATCTTCTCATTAAAATATAATCCAGAATAAGTAAGGGTATCGAGTACTTTCTTACCTTTACAGCCACATAATCGTGTAAAAAATGAATCATTATTGAAATCTTGACCTACGTAGTAATCAGAAAATTCGAATAATGATCTAGAGATTTCAATTACATCCTCTAAAGGTAAAATTTTAGTAGTTCCAAATAAGAATTTGTCTTGATGATTAAAACGACTATTTTTTGGCATTCTTTTATAAGTTTCTTCTATAAGAAAGTGATGAGTGGATTGTATACCATTATTATATATTACAATCCCAACTTCTGTAATAATCTTTTCTTTACCACTCATAATATATTCTAAGTCCAAAGAACACAGTGTATTATTGTTAATAATAGCATTGAGTTTATTTAGCATCTTTGGAGTTGCTTTGTTCAAATTCTGAGAATGTATGGCTTTGTTATTAGCTTTCAATTCTCTAAGAGCTTCTTTTTTAGCTTTATGAGAAATAAATGTGTTATATGCGAATAAATCAGTTTCACTTAATGAAGAGCTAACTATACCATTTAACATTTGTTTGTTAATAAATCTACCAAGAGCTATTAGAGAAATATACTCGTCACTAGCTTTTTCTCGTTTTTGCTTCAAAACAGGTCCTTTTAAAAGCTAGTTAATAAATACATTAATAGCATTTTTATTAATAGTAATTCAGCAATAGATAGTATTGAACTAATTATTAACATAATATTTGTTTTATTCAAGAATCTTCTTAATCCTCTATTGGTGATTAATTCTACACACTTTTCATAATTTAGTAAAGTAATAATTAATAAGGCTCCGAAAGCTAAGACGTAGAAAAAATATAGACCATCAAAGCTGTTCCAAACATAAGCCTTTAAGGGATTTCTATAAAGAATAACTTCAGTTATTTGTGTATTTTGAGCCATTTTCTTTCCTTCTTTTCTGATACCGGAATGATACCACAAAGACCCTTAAAAGACACTTAATTATTGAGTATATCTAAATCAATGCTTGTTCCGAGTTTAATAATAGAAGGAATTTTAATAGAATCTTCAATTTCTGTAGAATACATTTCATGCATATTAATAAAAACTGCATTATCCTTTATTAACTCAATAACAAATACCCCATTATTCTTTTTTATAATCCCTTTTAAATAACCAGGAATTTCAACTAAATCGTACTCGTACAATTCAATATTGAAATTATCACAATAACCACTAAATGATAATAGCTTATTTGTTAAATAAGACATATCAAGTTTAATTTTGAAATTATCTATGGTATGGATTACAGTTGCTGTCTTAGTAATAATATCGAAATTAGTTACCGAATTAATATAATTTTTTCCTGCGTACTCGTATAATAGTTTGTATTTTATCAAAACAATCCTTCGAAATATGTTAGTTGTTGTATCCAAGAGTAATTTAATTTACTCTTGATCCATTGGAATTGGTTTAATAAGATATTTAATTTCTGAAATTATATCATTATTATTCATTAATTGTTCTTCTAGAATATCTTCTGCATCAATCATTTCTTGCTTAGTTCGTAACCGAGACTTGATTTTGTTAAAAACTTTTGATATTAAGGCAACATCAACACCGTCTTCTCGATACTCAAGTTTTAACAGTTTTATATCGTGATCGATTTGCTTCTTTTCTAACTCCATACTGATAAGAGCCTTAATTAGTTCATCACCTCGTTGTGCAATATACTCTTTCTTAGAGTTCAAAAAAGAATCTACTAACGATGTTTCATGTTCATTCATATTATTCCTTCTTATTTACTTAAAATATCGAATACATATTGTACAGATTGTTTGGTATCTTCTTCTGATTTATGAGTCCAAAATACAAAATCATTTACAAGCATAACTTCATTATCGATCATTTTAGTTACACTATTAGCTAAGTTAAACATTACTTTATTTCGTTTTTTATCTACATTAACAAATGTTACATGTTTTGGATTAATCCAATGATGACCCTCGAATTTAGGAGCAATAAAACCAAGATCGCTTAAAATATCTTGTAGTTCATATTTTCTGTTATTATAATCAGAAAGAGATACATAATCATCATATCTGTAATCAGCAATTACTTGAATTCCATTTTTTGATTTAATTTCAATATTACTTACAAAATTGAATACAATACGATTACTACGTTCTAGAAAAGCAATATTACTTACATTATCTAAATTTAGTAATGAACGACCATAGTCAATAGAGATGAAATTGGATTTTATTTTAGGTACTTGAGAATTTTGAGAATTGTTAGACATATATGTTCCTTCTTATTTGTTTAATTGTTTTAGTTTGATTCGGGTTTGGTTCTGGTTTGGTTCTGGTTTGGTTCTGGTTTGGTTCTGGTTTGGTTCGATTTATCTTGCGTTTTGTAATGTTAATAATGTTATAGCTAAAATACCTGAATAGGTATTATCAATAATAAATTTATCGATATCTGCAACTGTATAATTATGTTTCAAAAAATCATTTATATCCTTTAAATCTTGGTTGAATCTCATTTCGTTTGGATAAACAACTACTGGATATCCTTTGTTTGCGTATTTTAAAGCTTTATTTCTACCAGTTTCATCATTATCAAAAACAAATACTGGTTTAGATAGTTCTTTTAAACGTTCTTCGTCAATGTCGCTACCAAGACAAGCAATAGCAGGAAACGATGTACTCATAGCATTAAATATAGCTTCAAATATATAAACTGTATCTTTTTTATTTACATTGAAAAAGTTCCATAATTTATATCCTGTGTTCTCTTCGGGGATATATGTGTGAAATTTTTTAGTATGTATAGAACGAGAATAAAACCCATACCACTTACCATTTTCCAAAAGAGGGATTATTATATAATCTTTTAACATTATATCTTTGTTTCCATTTTTACCATTCTTATCTGGTAATGATATCATACCTTGACTTAAAAATACCTTAAAGTCTTTATTCGATGGATTACTCAATATTTCTTTGGTAAAACCTCTGGATTTAATATAATTAACAACATCATGATTTGGCATAATAAGACTAGATGGTTTATCAAAAATAGATAAGGTGTTTTTCTTCTTTACTTCATTAATTGTTAACACCGGACTAGAATTATAATTTGCTAATTTAGTTATATTAGTATTGCCAATCTCTTGTGAATAGCTACTAACTAAATTAGGATGGTAATTTTTTAAATATGTGTACATTGAACTATTTTGAGAACAATCACCATTAAAACATTTTACATGGTCACCATCATAGCTACTTTTTGTATATAGATGAAGGCGTTTAGAATTTTTTTTCTTATGAGAATCTCCGCACACATCACATCTTGCAGAATAATCGTCACTTTTATGAGAACCAAGATTATCTAGCGTGTGCGCTAATTCCCAATATTTTACATTTATTGGGTTTAGCACAAAATATCCTTACTCTATACAAACATTAATATCAACATTTACACCAAGAGTATTAGGGAGTTTACTCATATCAAATGTTCCAAGTATACCTGTTTCTCTATTTTTGGTTAATTTAAAAGTTGTTTTATCAAGAATAATAACCTTATCAGCTGCATGGATAGCAATATTGAGAAACTTGAATGGAACTTTTTCGTCTTTTTCTAAAATAATTATCATTTTCGCTCCTGAACTATATTGTGTATTTAATTTTCTAAAGGACAAAGTAGTCTAAACTCTGTTGCACATCTGTTTTGACGTTCTTTGTAATGTTCTTGAATTTGCTCAATAGTCATATTATCCGTGTTGAACATATAGGAAATTTCGTGTAATGTATAATTTCTTGAGTAATAGTCTTCAATCAAACCAAATCTAGCTATTTGTAATCCATAATAAAGTATCCTAATACTATGAAATAGAGATTTTAAACCTGTATTAACATCTCCTTGATTCACCTTTTTCTTTGCTTTAACCCAAGAATTACTAACAACTGCTGATATACTCTTTCTTAGGTTACTCAAGTTTAAAGTAAAAGTTATTGGTTGTGTTATTGGAATTAACGGATGTTTGTTGTAATAACATTCAAGAGCAATTAGTCTATGTTGTTCTAATTGTTTTTGGTATTCTCCAATAGTCATAATGTGTAAATCAACACCTTCTCTTTGGTATAGAATTGAGGTATTGTAACGATCATTATCCCAATCAAATAAACCACAAGGTTTATCTATCCAAATAGTATCAACAATAACGACCAAATCATAATCACTATTGTCAGTATGAGTTCCGTAAAGACGAGATCCCCATTGATACAACCCTAGTATATTTGAATCAGGAGTAATTTTATTGAGGATTTCTTCTACTAATATTTGTTCAAGATGCAACTTAATTTCCTTCTCTTTGTTTCGGATTATACCACAAAGACCCTTAAAGGAGTCTTAGTTATCTATATTCACCCATCTTCACCCATCTTTACCCATCTTTACCCATCTCTTCCCGCACCATAACTAACTTGCCCACCTAATTTAAGTATCTTCTCATAAGTAGCAACGTCTTCTTTGCTAAAATCATCAATATCAATTTTGTCATAATCCATATCAAGGTAATCCCCATTAGCCTCTCGAACAATAAAATATTCGTCACCATCAGGACCTGAGTTATGTAAAGCCAAGAAGCTTTCTCCGTGTTTAATATCACAGGAAACTGTACTATATGTAAAAGATTCTATACTTAATTCAAAAGCTTCTTCGTATTTTTCTTTTACTTTAAGATACCAAGGCATCTCTCTATTATAGTATTTAGAAACATCAAATACTTCACCTTCTCCACCAACACCAGTATTAACAATACCAATAATGAAACTACTGCTTGAACTATTGCTTACAAAACCGTTTCTAACTTTCATTTTTATCTCCATATTCTTCTTCATATTGTAGGGCTATATTATAATAATAGTTAATATACTCATCCCTGGTTATTTCTTTATAGTTAAATTCAAGATTATTACCTCCAGTACAAACACCATCTTTTATATAATGACCACCTATGGTATTGTTGTGATATAAGTAACCATAGGTGGTTTCCTTAATAAATCTTACTGGTCTCCAGACATTCGAACTAGCATTATTAACAGTGGGTATAATGAAATGAGGTGCATTTTTTGGTATATTATTGGTTTCATTTGTAGAATCCAACAACCACATTGGATGATCCCCATTTACTCTATGTCCGATCTCTCTAACAATTCTTTGCATTTCAGAGATTTTTTGATCAGTATCTAAATCAGGATTAAATATCTTACCCGTCTTACCCGTCTCACCCGTCTCACCCATCATACCCACCACCGTGCTCAATATTAATTTTAGTAGCACCTTCTTCTTTTGCTTTAATCAGCAAATTAATAAATTCATCAATATTATAACTAATAGTATCGGTTTCAAAATCAGTATCATAACCATCACCATCATAGATTGCTTTACCTTTGTCTGGTGTGATAAGGATAAAACTACTACTTGAACTATTACTCACAAATCCATTACGTATTTTCATTTAACCTCCTTGGTTTGTACAAATGATGGAAGGGAACCGATAAATGGTTCAAATCTATCTAGAGTGTAGGCTGCATAACTCTCTACACCATTCATATTTGAGAAAAAATAATAGTATGAATGATATTCTTCATTAGTTATTTGTTTAACATACCCCAAGGTTTTATTTTCAGTGTTCCAACAATATTCACCAATTTCTGGTTTCCAACATTTCAGTTGATTTGCAGATAACCATTGATTTTCAACAAGATAATAGGTATAATCTAAATATTCTAATTTTGTGTCAATGATTTGCTTAACACCGTTAAACTTTATAAAAGGGTTACCATTACACTCTACCCAATTACCTATTCTAAACTCCATAACTCTCTCCTTAAATATTATACACTTGACAACCATTATCACAACTAGCGCAACGATTGGCTTCGATACTAAAATTAATAGCTCTTGGACTATTCCAAACTTTGCTTAGAAAATCTTCTGGAGTTTTAACTTCATCACTCAAAATATCCCAACCTTCTGAGTCATCCCAATCTAGATGATTCCACGAGATTTTTTCCATAAATGAACAAGGATAAACCACTCCACGCTCGTTTAAATAAAGGCTCTGGCTAAAGCTCTCACAACTCTCGCTCATTTCAATAAAATCTTTTTCTCGAGGGTGTCCAACAACACTTTGCTGAAACTTAACAGCGCTACATGAATCAAAACCAAAACCGATTTCATTTTCTAACATTCGTTCCACAACAGTTTTGAACTCTTCTGTTGTACAACAATTAAATTTAACTCCACGACCTTTTTGTTTCAAAGAAAGAAAAACAACAGCATTTAACCCTTTAAGTCGATCATCTGTTTTAATATCATTAATGAGTTCATCAATAAAGGGAAGACTTTCTTGGGATAACATAAAATGCATGTTAACTTGTTTTAAACCATTACGAGTAAGTTTTTCAATACTATCATAGCAATAGTCTTTCTTAGTGTGCATTCCATACCAACTAACTGATACCGCCCCACAAACATTAGCTAATTTAATAGCAGTTTCTTCTGAAATATCAGCAACTGTAACATTTGGAACAACAAAGTTATAATTATTAGTTCGACAATAATCAAACATTTTAAAAATATCAGGATTTAGAGATAGATCAGCGTCTGCTCCAAAAGCAATTTGCGTTAATGAGCGAGGTAACTTATGAAAGATTGTTTTAAAATCTTCAAACGTCATATAATGACCATTAGGGGTATTACTTTTATAACAGAAAGGACAGAGCTTACCACCTGGACCTTTACACATGCTAACGACTTCAATATCTGCAATCACTGGTCCATAATTACTACGCATAGGATTCTCTTCTTTTGTTTTTCCCCATTGAGCATGATAACCTGTTTTCTTGTTAAAGACATAGTTAAAATCTTCTGATGCAAAAATTTTGTGCGTATCGTTTTCTCTAATTTCGTACATTAGTTTCCTTTTCTTTAGTCTTTTTAATTAATCTCGAATCTCAAAATGGGGGTTAATGACTCTTATAGCATCTTGTAAGTAATCCATAATAGCTGTTTTCTTATTTACCTCAGTAACTAGATCAATATCTCGAGGAGAACTGAAACCACCTTCTGGTTTCATCTTTTTAATTTCTTCAAAAAGACTTTTAATTTGAGTCAGTAACATAATTTCGATTCTTTCCATCTTACTTTCCTTCATTTCGAGAATCATATATATTTTCCCAGGTTCCTACTTCTTGAAGAACTACGGCATCATTAAGACCTGCAACAAAAGCACAGTGAGTATAACCATCAAGTGTTAATACACGATCTACATTACCAGTAAAGACTTTCTTTGGGTTGATATTATTTTCTTTAACGAAGTTATTCAAACCTTTAAGTTTTTCATTAACCAATTTCTGATGTTCTGCTTTTCGAGGACCCCATGTATTTGTTACTAATCGTACCATAATTCAATCCTTCTATTACCCTTTGGGTATTTCTTTTTCGTAGCTGAATTGTACCACAAAATCCCTTAAAGGACACTTAGTCACCCATTATACACATGAACAGAATACTTCTTAAAAATGTCATTGTATGGTTCTTGATGTTCTTTGATTTGTTTAGTAATCGTTTGCGCGTACTTTTTAGCCAAACCTTCATCCCTTACATCATCATGAATTGTGTTGTAAACAAATCCATGATAAACTGTTTTTTGGATTTCATTGATTCTTTCATTTATATGTTTAATAAGATCCTGTACTTCTACTTCTACATTAACACCCATCATAATATTTAAGTCTGATAGAATATTTGAAATATTGTTGTCAATACCTTTTTTGTCAATTTCATCATAATATTGAGTGGGTGCGTACTTAACTTCTTTATTATAAGATTCAAGAAGATACTTATAATAAAATAATGCAGGAAGATTTGTTTCCTCTAAAACTACAACTGAACCTTTAAATTTTGCCATTATTTACTCCTGCTCTAATATCTGATATCATACCACAAAAACCCTTAAGAGACGCTTAAGAGACGCTTAAAACTATAACACAATAGATAAATACCAAATAATATAATTAGGAAACAAATATGAACACGAATACTTTACTCGAAGAAACAAATAACTTAACTGATTTATCAAATATAAACATAATTTCATTAAAAAGATCATTTAATATTCTATCTCGTAAAGCTATATTAGAGGAAACTGATACTCTATTAGAAATAGAAAGAGAATTAATATTGAAATACAACAACCATAAAGAATTATATGGTTTTTACAAACTATCTGAATCTAAATTTTCATCATTTAAAGATATGATACTAAGTAGTTTTTGATATCTACTTAGCTACTTAGCTACTTAGCTACTTAGCTACCTAACACCAATCATCAAGGGTGTATTGTTCCTGTCTATCCGCAGAACAAAATGAATCTATATTTTTTGCTAGTTGATTTAATGCGTTTTCTTTAAAAAATTCTAACATTTTTTCAGGGTTATAATCTTTCTGATCTTTTCTAATATTGTTAAACTCTTCAATAATATTTTGTTCTAAATCTTTAGGAATATATTTAAATTGAACTAAAATTCTATTACGTCTAAAATTTTCTTTCCACAATTTATTCTTTTTCAAATTCTGTAAAATATTTGGAACAAATTGTTGAGCACTCTTTTCTCCAAAATTTCCAGCTTTATACGTATTATTTTTACCGTACTTATCAACACCATCGTAGCGTTCTAATAATTCTTTAGCATCAGAGCGTTTATTGAATTCATATACAGTATGATCTTTTGGTAAATCTATACCTAGATCGTTTAAATACTTCATGAATTCTGGGGTAAATTCTGTTTCAGCTTTGATAGTGGGAACTCCATCGGATGCATCCCCAAGTAATATGTGCTCAACTCTCCATTCTCTTAATTCATCTTTACTCATTTGTAAGAATTCTTTCTTAATTGGACGATATGCTTGAACATTTTTGTATTCAAGCAATTGACGCATATCCTTATCTTCTGTTATTAACAGAATGCGTTCTTCTTTGTTATAGTGCTTTGCAAGTACAGCCATCAAGTCATCACCTTCAGCCTTATTTACTTTAAGGATTTTGAAAGGGAAAAAGTTCTTAATTACTTCTACTGTATCATTGACTATTTTGTAAAACTCTTCCCAATTTATTTGAGAGGCTTCTCTAACAACTTTACGATTAGATTTATATAATGGGTAATAATCTTTACGCCAACTAGAAGAATCTAAGCACAAAATCATCTCTTCATTATCGTGCATAGCAAAATTTTCTTTAACATATTTCATATTGTTGAACAACAAATGTAAGAAAAATGGTTTAATTTTGTTCATATCATGGAGTTTACCAGTAGGTGTTTTGAGATCTCCGGATTTTTGAGCATTTAAAATAGATGTGAATAACATCCTGTGAGTTAAGTTACTAAAGTCATTTACTATCATTATTATCCTTTATAGTTACATCAATACCTCTCGAAAGAGGTATTGTCTAATTATAGATCGTTCAACCAAGAATCATCTGACTTATCAGCAGCTTGTGATGATACACTAGCCTTAGTAGCAGGAGTATCATCTATATCTAAGTCAAAATCATCTGTAGATGCAGGAGCTGAGGATGGTTTTTTAGTTTCTGTAGGTTCAGAAGATTTAGTTTGTTTACCAAGAAATTTATCAAAACGTTCTTTCAACTCAGAATAGCTTGAGTAATGTTCAGGAGCTAAAAACTCACTAAGAGCATAAGTATTAGTGTTAATAAATGCAACGGCTTCTTCTTTTGTAGCAAACAAAGCTGTTGGTTTAATAGCTACCTCAGAACCATCGTAGGTTGAAAACTCACCTTGTTTTTTGATTTTTAGTTTAAAATCATATCCACTTAATGGATTAAACAATTGTTTTGGTTCTTCACCCATTGCTTTTTCTTCATCACTTGGATTCATTAGAGACAAGAATTTGTCTTTCATTTTAGTACCAAATGAAAACAAGAATGTTTTTCCATCATTAGCTGGATTAGCTGGGTCTTTTATTACCATAATATTAGCAATAAATTTAGTTTGTCTTTTATATTTTTTAGATTCTTCATCTGCTTCTGTAGTACCTTCAGCTTTAAGAGCTAAGTAATGTTCTTTTACAGGACAGTCAAGACCAATAGATTCAGGAGAGTCAGAAATAAACCAAAGGGGTTTTTTAGGGTTAGTAGGATTATATTTTTTAATTCCGTAGTGAAACAATTTAACAAATGGTTTATTGTCTTTATCAGGAAGGAGACGAATTAGTGCAGCGCCATTACCGTTTTCATCTTTAGAAAGAGTCCAAAAGCGTGTATCTTTTTCAAATGTTTTAGGAGCACCCGCGTTAGCTTGTAGGTTTTTGGACAAGTCGTCCCAAGAGAAATCAAAATTCATATTGTTCATGTCGTTCATAGTTATACCTTTGTATATAATAGTAGAGTATTTCATCAAATTAAAGCCCATCGGGCAAGCGTGTTTATTGGTCGTGCTCAAAATATTTTCAACAAAATAGTTTTAACAATAGTATCTTAACCTTTGATTAAGCCTCGTATTGTATAGAGTATTTATATTAATTTATATAATCTGAACGATACCTACCAGCATCAAAATATAAGCTAGAATAACCTAATTTATGCAATTGATTATTGAAAAACTTACTTCTAATTAATACCTTATATAATCTTTCTAGGTCAGCATTTGCAGGAGTAAAAAATAGATTCTTATTTGTTTTATCTTTAGCCATTAGTTTGATAAATACATAGAATGATCTATTAAATACTCCTAAACCATCTGAAGATTTAACAGGTTTAACATCAAAAATTAGGTCTTCTAATTCTTTTGTTGTGTTTGGTATATTATTAGCTTTAGCAAAACCTATTTCCCCTGTAAATATGTTCTTTTGAACAAAATATAATATATTATTATATAAAAAAAATGATACTATTAGATTTCCCATTGTAATTATTTTGCTGTTATTAAATAGTCTTGGGTTACAACCATAATCTGTAGAAATAGGCTCTACAGATTCTGATAGTAAATATTCTTCAAAAGTCATAGGGTGTTTATAAGTATTTACAATCATAGTCATAGAGTATCTTTAACTAGCTTCGGTTTTTGTAGCAATGAAGATAGTTAAACCGGCAATGTTCTTACTTGTAAATCTAATCACTACATTACCATTTGGTGATTTAGCAATTTTAACATCATAATCACCTGCTGGTAATTTTCTAACATTATTGATACTAAGTAGTACATTACATTCTTCACTTACAATACAATCAGAAAAAGTAAGTTGAAATTCATTTGATTCGGATTTAGTATTAATAGAAGAATTTCCAACATTAACATTAACTAAATTATCTTTAGAAGATACAACAAAATTTTCTAATGAAAGTAGTGCTGATACTCTTTTAATTTTGTCTAATTCTTGGCTAGTAATTGTAAAAGTACTTGCAGCTGGTGTTTCCTCGACCTTCTGAAGCATAATAGGTTTAGCTCTAAAAGATGATTCAAGTACATCAATATCCGTAGTTAGATAACGACACTTAATATCTTTAGATTTAATATTAATGATTCCATTTTCTAAAGAAGTATCAGCATCACCAGCAATAGCTAATAAATCCATAAATTCTCGTACTTTAATAACACCGAATTCTTCAAATTCGCTATCACCTAATTTATCTAGTTCTATAAATGCAATAATTGTTTTATTAGCATCACGAATACCAGTAATTGGATAGCTAAAAATAGCTGATGGTGAAATGTCTTT